AAGCTGGCGCTGCAAACGTGACATACACAACGCTCCCAGCCGCTGTCGTGGCTGTGGAGACAGTGGCGGCAATCACTTGCCCGGTAGCCACATAATTACCGCCAGAAGCCTCGCCTGTGGCTGTGTAGCCCGTGGTCGTTTCATCCAGTGTTGCAGCATTTGTGTACAGAGCAAGCTTGAAGGCATCAGATGAAAAATTCATCGTGCCGTTCATCAGCGCGGTACGCAAGGTGTTGCATGAATAGTTGCCGGTAAACGCCATCAACGCACTCCGTTATTCTGGGCCAGAGGAGGAACTCTGAACTGACCGCTTCGGTATGCGTCGCTGCGCTCCAGACCATCACCAAGACGTTGAGCCAATGCAAGAGCCTCTTTGTACTTTCCGTCGTACAAAGCAATCACGTCTTGCTCGCCCTTCATGAACGTGTAAGCCTCAACCAATGATCCGTACAACAGCACGGTGTCAAAGTTGTCGCCCAACCAAGTCTGGCCAGATGCCACAGTGCTGATTGATTCTGGGTAATAGTAGTAGTGCAACTCGACGTTATAGGCTGCATCAGGGGTTGGGCCAAGAATAAAGCTCAACTCGTTGGTGATGACGGGGCTTGGGTCGTTGGAAGTTGTTGGCCCAAACAGAGCATAGTATTTAGGTGTGGCAGTGTCAGTCGCTTTGGGGTAAGCCTGACGGATGAAGTTCACATCCTTGTTTAACAAAAACTCTTGTCCATCCGCAGTCTCAACAGCCAAAGAAAACGAAGACAGGAAATCTGCTGGGCATGACAAGTACTTATTGCCGTTTGTTGTAATGCCCGTCACGTTTTTGCGCAGCGATGGAAACTGAACCGTGTTGTAGATGCGCTGCTCAGCCTGTGTAATGAACGTGTTCAACTGCGTCTGGGGAGACACAGTTGCGTTCGTGTACAGGTATGTAGCCGGGAACGTATTCTCGGTGTACGACTGAATAGCGGCAATCAACTCGGTGTAGGTCATGCCATCGGGCCTCTGGCCATCAAGCCTTTGGTGGCCGCACCAGTACCACGTATTTTGATGCCAGTGGTTTTAGGTTCTGGGTAGTCATTGCTGTGGGTGTTGGCTACAGAGACGTTTGCTTTACGCATGTACTCTTTGTTGTCGCTCACACCAGCGGGCTCAATCTTGAGCTTCTTACCAGTCATTGTGTGGGGTTCTGCGTAAACGCTGGCTGGGCCAACTTCTTTACCGCCTTTTTTCATGCTGTATTTAGCCATGATTAACCTCCACGGCCAGAACGACGACCGGGGCTCATTTGGTTGGCAACTTTAGCCAAGCCACGACCCATCTTCAGCATGTCGCTGTTAGTCTTGCCGCCAGCACGCATTTTTTTAGCGTCGGGATGCATACGTTTTTCGTGAGATTTCACTTCTTTGCTGGCGATGCGTTTAACTGCTTTCGTGTCCATATCGACTCCTTATGTCGTCACAACCGTAACTGTACCAAGTTCCACAGTTAAAACCAAATTATTTGGAGTCAATGTGGCATCAAAAAATGAAGAACCTCCTACGGGATTCCACCCCCATTGGAAGATTCGACTGCCGCCCTCGTTGGTTCCTGAACCTGTTGGCCCAGTCCCACCGTTCACGTTAATCTGCAACCCGCTGTTGCCCGATAGAAGGTAGCTTCGATCTGGGCGAGGGTTACGCAAGCCTTGAGGGTCGTCCACCGGGAACATACCCAACTGCAACTGAGGCTGGTCAGGGTCCCAACACTCTGGGCATACAAGCAAGTCGTAGTTCTTGGTCTTGATGATTTCCTTGCGCAAAACCTTGAGCTTGAACCGCTGGTCGCAACGGTCGCACTGGGCGATTGCCCATTTGCCGCTGGCGAACCGATTACCCATTACACAATTCTCCCTCGTGTCTTACCACGGGATGCAATACCGTCGGCTCGGCGGGAGGCGGTCATGCCGCCCTTTTTCATGCCTGTGCCAGCCACACCTGTAGGGTTTGAGCTGTCCGCTTTTGCGTCACCGCCCTTGTCCTCGTAGTCATCTTTGGCTGCGGCGGCTTCTTTGCTGGTCATTGCTTTTACACCCGCGCCAGCAGCGCCTGCACCTGCGGCCCTAGCCAATGTTCTGCTCACAGCTCGATCTTCGGCCAATTCAACAGATTTTTTAGCCGCGCCTTTTGCTTTGGTCGGTGGGGCGGTGATCTTTTTAAGGTCGTCCATGAGGCTGGCGTTGCCCTTCATTGAAGGCATTCCGCTCCATTTGGTGCTCTTAACGCTTGTGCTGCGCATACCACCGCCACCGCCACCGCCTTCGAGTTCTTGTTCGTCAAGACCGCGTTTTGCTGGGTTGTATTTAGCCATTACGTACCTCCAATATATTGCTGTCTTGGCACGAACCGGATCGCAGCTTTCTCGTGATCTTCATACGCTGCTAGTTCCCAAGCCTCGTCATACTGGGCCTTCAAAAACTGGAGGCGCTCAGCGCCTTGGGGAATCTTGCCAGCGATGTAGTACGACAGGCCAGCGGCCATGCAGGGAATGAACCTGAACGGAACATCCATCACGTTCACACCGCCACCAGCGTCTTGGGTGCGGCGCAGTCGCCAGTACACAAATTGGTACGGCTGCGCATTGTCTGGGGTTGGCCAAACGGTCACGGCTGGCAGGTTTTGGACGGAGACATTTGCCCCAGTCAGGTGGGCTGCTGCCGTAGTGCCATTCTGCCCACGGAAACAATTATTGAGCGTATTACCGTCGATATAACCATAATTGATCGTTTCTGAGCCTATCTGCACAAAGCCCAAAGCAGGCATACCGGCAGTTGAGGCCAACGTAATTGTGGTGGCGGTAGAGGAAATGCCGCCATTCAACGTGGTAATCGGGGCCGCAGTCTGACCATCCAGCCGTTGTATCCACACCTGAATTGGGCGGGCCTGCTGAAGTTTGTTAGGGAGAGTAGCGTAGGTAGAAACACTAATCCGAGTGATGGTCAAGTCAGCCTGATTGGAGGTGTTGTTGGCTTGCGTGCGGATGACGTGTTCAATCAAGTCCACGGTGTCGTTGGGCAGGGCATAGGTGCTTTGGCCCGGAACCAAGTCAATGACCCCTGTCTCAATCGTCCACATGTTGATGCCACGGTTGGCCCACTCAGCGAACATGATGTTGAGACTACGGCGTGCAGTACGCAGGTCATAGCCCGTGCGCAGCTCGCCCCCAGCGCGTTCAAACGCCTCCTCGACGAGTTCAGTCAGGTCGAGGTTAAATGATGCGGAGCCGGAGGTAACTGCCATTATCTAAACCCTGCCGTTTTCTTTGCGATTGTTTTTGGTTGTGCCACAAACTGCTTGCCTTTGGCTTTGCCAGCTCGCTTGGCCTTGGTTGTCGCGACGTATTCTGCTGGCGACAAAGATTTGATGGCAGCTTCTGGCAAATACCGCTCGCCCGTTTTGGACGAAGGCTTCCCCGACTTGGTACGCCATTTCTGGTCGCCCCAGTTTTTGAGGGAAGTCTGTGGCGCTTTCAATCTCGGTAACCTCCACCTGCCGCCTTGTACTTCTTGGCGACAAGCTGCGCCTTACGTGCTGACCACTGACCTGCGCCAGTGCCTTGGGTAGCTGCGGCTTTGACCTGAGATACAATCCGCTTACGCAGACTGGGTTTGGTGTAGTTACCGGCAGCATTCACCTTCCCACCGTCCGCATACTCGGTGAAGTCAGTGTTATCCCGACGTGCCTTACGTTTGGCCCCGGGCATCTTGGAGGGGCGTATAGCCCCCATGCCACGAGAGGCCATCATTTGATGATCGTCCCACGAGTTTTACCGCGCTGAGCACAGCCATCTGCCCGGCTGGAAGCTGAACCACCTGCGGCAAACTTCTTGCCCATGTCTTTTTTGGTGGTGGGCGCTTCAGCAGCTTTGGCAGCGGCTTTTTTGTCGGCGAGTTCTTGGGCAATATCGGGTGGCATAGGAGCGTCGGTACCGCCGGTCTTAGCCTCTTTGCGGTACTTCTCTGCCTTTTTATCGTCTTCAGTCATGGTTCACCTTAATACATCTTGCATTTGGTTTTGCCGCGAGACGCAATGCCATCGGCGCGTTTGGAAGCAGTCATACCGCCAGAAGCCATCTTCTTGACCTTACCACCACCCCTTAAGCCACGCTCCTCTAAATCTTTGTTCCCGCGCTCACGAATACCTTCAAAAAAACTTGATATAGGCATTTTGTGTTTGTAAGGCTCAGATTTAGGTGCGCTTGTAGTTGTGGATGTAGGGGCGGGGTCTTTGGGCTTTGCAGCAGGGGCAGGAGCTGCTGGCGAAGCGGCACGGGACTTGTAGTTCTTCATATCTTCAGCAGGCTTGACTCCCTCAATAACAGGTTTTTGCTTCGCGGGCATACCGCGACTCATCCCAGCTTCTAGATCTCGACGAGTTGAATTGATACGGGGGTCGGTCTTGGCGGTAGTAGAAGTACGAGGAGGCGTGGCTTTTTTAGGCGCTGCCTTTTCGGGCATGACAACATCGGCCTCAGTAATTGGTTTACTGTCGCCGTCAGACTTCTTCATGTAGTCAGTAATTTGACGACGTGGCTCTTCCTTATCTTCGACTTTTTTAGTGTCGCCGGTGTAAGAACTGGTCTTTTGGTCGCCCGCGTCATCTTTGTCCTTGCCTTTGGACGCCATGTACG